TTTCCTGAATTAGTCCAGTATTGACTTTCTCAATTTCGATAATTCCCCCGGAGTAAATATTGCGTTGGATCATTTTCATATTTCCCCCTGCTTCTGCAGAGAATTCAATATGACTTAAATCAGAATCCAATAGTTCCAGCACGTCCCGTGAAATAACAATGGGAGATAATTTCTCGTCTGTTTCTTCCTGATAAGTATGATACAACTGTTTTATTTCCTCTGGAGTAAGATCAGTGGTTCCACAAATCTTCTTACGTTGGTAATCACCTTTTTCACTATGGAAAACGATCTTACCATCCACTTCCTCAAATACATTACTATCGTAATCGTTGGCTTTGAAGGAAATAGGATGTTCAAAATTACCTTCTGTTCTTCGTAACCGAAACCGGAGTAAAACGGTATGATCGTAATTGAGTATAAATACTTCATTATCTATGGCGTAGATGGTGTTTCGTAATCCTCCACTTTGGTCTAATGCCACCGCCTGAGCAAAAATTTCTTCAACAAGATTTGAAATACGCATTTTTATTTATTTTAAGAATAATTGTTTAACTTCGTTTACAAGCTCCTCTTGAGTAGCATACGGTTTCAGTCCCAGTACCCTTTTCAAGTCTTGTTGAGTCCAATCGTGATGTCTTTCCTCTAACTCGTCCAGTATCGCTTCTATTTCCAAGGAATCATATATGTCTTCCTTTTGTTGAAAAACAATACAACCACGATTTTTTACTTCTACAATCAAATCGTCCAACTCTATTTCTGATAGAAGTTTAACAGGATCAAACTCTTCAAAGGGTTTAACTTTTTTGGATAAATCTCGTATCATAATTCGTTAATTAAGGTTTCACGATAATCATTTACATCATCTTTTCTCCAGATCAGTCCATCTTCATCCCTTCCGTAAGGTACTAATCCAGCCGCCCATCGATGACTGTAAGCTACATTTCCCTCCAGATTCCATAAACGGTGTACTTCCTGTTTCAAATCTTCCGTAAGGAATCCACCCTGTTTATCTACCCAGGAAACAAACCTTGACCAAGATACAGGTTTACCTTCCTTCTGGGAAATGTATCGAGCAGCCATTACTGTACATCCATAGTTAAATCCTCCTTTGAACCAATCACTAACTTCACAACAAACGTCCTGATTATTACTGGGAACATTACCCATGTCAAAGGATGAACAACTGAATCCTCGTTCACGAAATAGCTCCATAAACTTTCCTAACAATAGACTACCCAATGGTTGACTATCACACCCAGCAGTAAATAACCGATCATAATCATAACCAACATTAATAAAGGCTTGACGTAAACCAGAATTGTTAGCGGTAAAACTGTAAGTGTCGAAAGTGATGTGCCTTGCTCCCGCTTCCCACACCTCCTCAATATATTTTTCTACCTGATCTTGATCATCCGTTAATAAGAATAAATAGGGTTCAATTCTGGGTACAGCTCTGATTCCGGCAGAAGATAAAGCCCGGATTGCCCCCACTCTGCGAGCATAAGATGGTGCACCTGGCTCTAATTTCTTGGCTATTTCCTCGTTACTGGTTATCATTGTAATGTGAACAGCCGTACCAGCTGGATTATCTGCCAAAGCTCGTAAATAAGGTTCTGTTCCTACCAAATCAGATTTAGTATTAATCATAACTGGATAAGCTATATTCTTCAAATACTCCAACATAGCCAAACTTACTGCGTACTTTTTTTCCGTATGAAGAAAATCTTCAAATCGAATACCCATACGCACTGGTATTTCTAATCCAAAGGCTTTATTGATTCCTACCAGGTTCTTTTTCTGATCAAAAGTCATTCCCCGGTATCTATCCATTTTGTCCATTTCGGATTTATAGTAATCCGGATTACAATGACGCAAACCCATCGTTTTTCCATTATCGAAAAAAGCTGTATAAAGACTTGCTCTAAAGGCATTTGCAAAACAATAAATGCAATTATAGGGGCAGATAAGACCATCCCAAATATCCATATTGAAAGGCATAGGACAAGCAGCAGCCCGAACAGATATTTCTAAAAAACTATTAATCTCTTCTGTATTAAGTAACCTTTCTTGTTTTCTCCATTCTCCGTATCGTAAATTGAATTGACTATAATTTTTCTTTCTCCCTTTTTCTCTCACTATTTCTGCTTCTCGATCAGAAGGAAATAATTGAGTCATTCTGGGCACAATCTTTGCTACTCTCTTGCGTAAATCCCAATAAGATAATTCACTCATACTTTTTGTTTCTGGTAAATCTTCCTTGCTAATTCTATTTGCTCGTCAACGTCAATGCCAAACATTTTCCCTAAATCTTGGACTGCCCGTAGGTTTTCTATAATTTTTACTAAGAATGGACGGATGCTGATATGTCCATTGTTTGAATTAGGAAATAATAAACTTTCCTGTTTGTAGGGAATTTCCGGATTGAATTCCGGGTCTAACAAAGCCTGGAAGCATTTATGATTACTGTCAAAACTTTGTTTAGGTGTCCACTGATCGTTATCCTCTTTTTTGAAGATAACGGTTTGGGTAAAGTAAGGTTGATTGCCCACTACTATATACCCTGGCCATTTTTGCTTCATCATTTTCTGCAATATAGCCACACTGCAATTTTGTTTAGTTCCGCTCATTGTCCTATATTCCAAAATAAAATCGGTTTCTTTAAACTGTCTTTATTCCTCATTAACCACGCCCATGCTTTGGCGTCATAGTAAGGATTACAAGGAAAGGGTATTTCTATATCTACTTTTTGAGTGTATTGATATCCTTCGTCTATTAAATGAATATCTACACATGATTTGAAAAAACCGTCTTTTTCTAAAAAAGACCCTGATTTACTTTTTATTTTTTCTAATTTGCTTTGTGTATTTCCAGTTCTTGTTAAAATTCCATATAAAGAAATTTCACTTTTTAATTCTTCCAAACCTTTATATATTCCAGCTAATATAGTACCACTTCCCACACAAAGTACAATAGTTTTAGGAATACCCCGTAATTGATCCATTAAGGTATATTTCAACTCTAATACAGTTTCCTCTATGGTTTCTTCAAAAGGTAATCCCAATGGTAATAGAATAGAGTTACCATAATCTCCCCTGTTATCGTAATTCTTTGTTAATATTTTCTTACTTTGATACCACCCAACCTTTGCCCTTCCTGCTGGAATGGGTACTAACTCAGCACCAAACTCTAACCATTTTGTCCGGTGATAAGCCAGCGTTTCTGGAGTGTTCTTATATTGAGGGTCAAAGATAACTGCTTTTAATCCCAGTTTCTTACAAGCCCAGGCTACACCCCATCCAGCCATTGAAATTGCTGTTTCGGTATAACCTATGGTAGTATATCCTCTTTCCTTCAGTTTCTCCAATGCTTTAATAATCCCTCTACACTTGGAGAAAGGTGGGGCTGGAGGAAGGAAGCATAAATCTTCTCGCTTCACCCAGACATTGTCATAAAATTCAATTGGAGTATGCATTATAGTAAAGTTGGTATGTTATGAATATCAAAATAAATAGGAGAACTATGTTCAAAAGTTATCCTATTTCTTTTTTCTATTGTGTTCCCGCACAAAACTAATGAAGCATTTCCAAATATACAAACCTTATCTATTTTCCATCCGTATCTTTTCTTCAGTTCTCTTTCCAGTTCGTAATAATACGAAACGTCAACTTCCATTTTCTTAAACTTGAAAGAGTAAGAAGCTGAATCAGTAAACATATAGTATTTAGGATTCCATTGTCGTACTTGTTGAAATATAATATCCCAAAAATCTATTCTATTTTTGGTGAAATTATTAAAATCTACAAATACGAAATCAGGTGAATCCACTATTATATTTTCACAAGATACATTTTGTACCTTATCTTCGGGAAAATTCACCTTTAATGAATCGGAACACTCTTTAGATAAATCATTCAAAAGTAAAGATGCTTTTGGCCATCTATTTTTGAATACTTTTCCACTAAAACCACTGCCCGCCATTCCATCTACTACTAATTGAATATCCTCTGGTAAGGATTGAATCATCGTATGAATTGCCCCCATTTCCTTTTGTATATCTGCTTTATGCTTCCGTACAAAAGCTAACTGAGGAGTATATTCAGTGATTCTTTCCACCTTTATTTCAGGTAGAACCAATCGAGTTTTTAAGAAAGTACAAATCACACAATATCTTTTAAAGTGTAAAAATCACATCCAGGCGTTCCTTCTACAATTTGTTTACCCTGTTTCCAATCTCCCGTTCCGTCCCAACAGGATTGTAATATTTCTCTTTCAGATAATCCTTCCTGTTTTTTCTTTTTGAAATGGTGAGTATTAAAGGTACAAGGATTTGCTACATTTATTCCACAACAAGTATTAGCTTCTTCTACCCAATATATTCCACTGTTTACAAAATCAGGACAGCCCAATCGAATACCGTACTTTTTGGATAGGTCTAACAACTGTTGTAAGATTGGTTTCCACTGTTTATCCTGATTGTAGTACCAAATCTTTTCTATGTCAATACCTATTTCTATTAACCTACGAGCAACAAAAGCATTAAAATGGAAATTATAAACATTGTAACTTTCTACTTTAACCGATTTCAATAATTTCAAAGTCATCTCAAAATCTTGAACGGTATGAAATCCGGGTATGAACGGTTCTCCATTTACTCCAATAGGAATGCCCTCTGATTTCCAGGTAATGATATTTGCTATTCTACAATCAATAGGAGTAGTCCTCTTACGTTCAAAGATTTCCCAATCCACCTGTCTGCCCGGACTGATTACTGGCATTATGGTTATTAATCCTTTTTCATTTGCTCGGTGAATCCAATCCGAATACTCCATAAGTATATGAGTAAATCGGGTTTGTATAACGAAACTCCATTCCAAATCAATCAATATCTTGAATATGAAAGGAGCTAAACGATATTCTTTTTCTACTTCCTGAAATGGATCAGTTTTATTCCCCCATCTCAGTGTTTTCTTTTGAAATAAAGCCCAAGCCAAAGGTGTTTGAGGACTTTTATTATTCAATCCCGATACTAACTTCTTTTCAAAAAGGTTTAAATCTAATGGTTTGAGTTCCTCTCCCCAAGTATGATTTAACCTGCGTAGATAACAATGTACACAATCCGTTAAACAATTTCCGTAACTGTCTAAACTAAGGGATAGGGGGCAATACAAAGAATCACCCCTAATGGTTACGCTATTTTTTAACTTTTTTTCCATTACAAAAATAAATAAAAAGAAGAAAGGGCATCCCAAGCCATTTGGGATAGGCTGAATAACGATCTGATGAAATTGAATCGGAAACTGTATTTATTCATTTGTCAGATGCCCTTTCTTTTTCTCAAATAAACCGAACCTGAAATCATTTCATGGGAACGATCCTTGCTAAGTCCGTAAAATGTGGAGCCATCTTCTGAAGATACCGAATGATAAAGCGATCTTCATTTCCATTTGCTTTTCCACCGTTTTTTATCATCTTAGCATCCACCAGTTTCACCCACTCATCCACTGTTTTGGGTTCTTCTTTCAAAGCTTCACACACTGCGGTTACCCTGCTATAAGTCTCCACTTTAGGTGGTTTTTCCTTTTTAACAGGTGCTGCTTTTTTCCCTGTTTCTTTTGCCGGAGCAGCAGGAGCAGGTGTTGCTTTTTTCCTACCCGTAGGAGCAGGTTTTGCTTCTTCTTCCTCTACAGGGGCTTCTATGATTTCCATTTCTATCAAAACCCCTTTAGTGTCTTCACTCAGTCCTTCCTTTTCTTCATCTGTCAAAGCACCGTAACACTCATTGAGCATTACCTTGATTTTCTTCTCATTTTTTTCAGTAGGCAAAGGAATATCCTCCTGCCAACCAAAAGCATTGATTTCCTCCACCGTTTTTTTCAACAATTCTAAGTCCATAATTTTTAAGATTTAAAGTTAAACATATCAGTGATTAATAAAAACTTCCTAAAAATGGTAAACCTCTATGAAGATTTTGTAGAATATGCACCACCTTATTCATATCTCTTTCCCCTTCACGAATAACCAAATCATTCAATCGTAAGATACCTATTTTTTCTTCTCGACCGAATGGATCTTGATTCATACCAAACATAGCGGTGACGTGTGCATATTTACGTTTATCCTCTGAAAAGTTTTCCAAACCTAATAATCCCTTTTTGTAACTACCAGCATCTGCTAAAGTAGCAGTAATTACCAATGGTTGTTTTCCCCCTCTCATTGTCTGTGACATCTTTCTTAATCCACTCCATATATCGTTTTGTTGATGTCGGGGGTCTATCTTTTTATTTGTCACTAACAAATCTGCGTAATCTATTACAATAATATCTGGAAAGAAGTCCATGCTTATTTCCCACTCATTTAACAAGGACTCTATTTTTTCCACCGACAAAGTCCTATTAGGATGAGTTGACAAAAGGATATTGCGGTTAGGTCTTACAAAGAAATCCCTAAATACTTTCTTTGCTTGTTTTACATCCAAAGGATCAGTGGGATTTACCCACTCTATCCATGGAACACCCCAAAAGTGGGTAGAATAATCATTACAATTGTAACAAGGAGAATAATCGAAGTTTTGTTTCTTGGCTTCTATCAATTCTTCTAAGGTAATTTCCCTTAATTGCTTTTCTGTCTTTTCTTCAAAAACTCCAAAACCACAATTTCTTTCAGGTTTATCACATTTATTTAATTGATTAAAAATGCAGTCCGGTACGGGTTGAGTATGCTTTCTGCAATATTTTTCCTTATCTGATTTTTGGGCTAAATGAATACAAAATCTACGGATTTGTTGAGTTTCTGTCATGTCTCCAGCCTGAAAGAAAATTACTTTTCTTTTTTGACGGGAAGCTCTCAAAGCCAT